TAGGAGCGGGGGGACTTGAACCCCCACAACCAAAAGGTTAACAGATTTTAAGTCTGGTGCGTCTACCGATTCCGCCACGCTCCCAAGAAATCACCCTTGCCAAGTAGGAGGGTGAAATGTACAATATTCATTAAAGGTGATTTTCATCTCCTTATTAGTCAGACCTGCATTCTTCGCTGCTTTGGGTAAGTTCCACTTCGCTGCGAATAACATTTCCATAGATTGTCGGGTTTCGGGTCTCATACTCGTAGCACTTAATGATTTCTTCGTAAAACCCCTCAGGGTAAAAATTTGGCGGGATTTTTTTTCCGCCTTTTTTGGAATTAAAAGTCATTTTTGCTCAGAGGGGATTTTTGTATGCCAGCACATCCTCTTCGCACTTGTCACGCACCAACTCAAGCACTGCCATGAACTGATCCACGGTTTCGCAGTCAACAACACGCTCATCACCCTCATTGGAATAGAGGAAGAACTTGCGACTCACGGGGTCAACGACACAGCGGGTGAGATACTCGTCTTGCATGGGGTTCGTTTGATTACCTGCTTATTATAGGTCAATCAAGGGGTGGTGTCAAGGGTTGTACTGAGGTATTAAACCAGAAGGACAAAACGTACCTAGTTCCTGACTCCACCTTACTGACGTGATGTAGATATTCTCTATTAGAAAAAATCAATAACTTGCCCGCTTTTGGTTTGACATCATGCCACACGCTTCCATCTAGATTGTCAAATTGAGTGTGTCCTCCAACAAAGTTATCATTTAGATAGAGAAATGCTGCGAGAACATTTGGACTATACATTTCAGATTTGTCATAATGTGGTTTCATAAAAGTTCCAGTCGGCCATCGTATAACGCCGCAGTAATCCAACTGTATATTATTACGAAAGGACTTACACATATTAGTGACATTTGCTATGACACTAGCAAATAGTTTATCGTTTGATAATTTAATATCGACTGGTGTTACATTCCCACCAAGATATATTGCGCCATAATCACCATCAGGTTCTGGTATATCTGGACCATAACTCAAACTTTCTTCAGAACTTGAGTGAGTTACTGCTTCCAAGAAAGACTCATTTTTGTCAAGATGAAGATCAATGAATGGTTTACATAAAGTGGGGTTTAAAAACTCCTCTTCAACATAAAGTAATTTTTTCATTTTCTATTATACCATATATTAAGAGCAAATCTTTCACTTTTCTCAATCTTAGTGACATGATGTTTGTAAAATGAGTTAGAAAAAACAAGCAACTTCCCTGCCTCTGGTATCACATTACATTCTTCAAATCCAGTATAACCTCCAATATAATCATCATTTAAGTAAAGCACTGCTGCGAACAAGTCAGGATCCTGATCAGGTCTGTGTGGGTCAATATGCGGTTTCATGAATGTACCAACAGGCCATCTTACTACAGCTGCATAATCTATAATCACTCTATCATCAAAAGTTTTACAAAGGTTTGTTACTCTGTCAACTGTGCTATTCTTTTCTTTCTCAAAATAAATCCCACCAAGAGTTGTGAGATACGTGTTTCCACCCCTACTCTCATTACCATATGGGAGTTCTTCTTTATTTGACTTAGAGAGTTCTATTAATTGTTGACACTCACCAGGAGATATAAAATTCTCCTCAATATAAATTATTTTTCTCACTTAGTAATCGTATTAGGGGGTCCAGCGAATTCTGGATCATTATATACGGGATTTTTTACACCACGACCATAGTTAGGATCAGGATAATCAAAACACTCCTCACCTTCATACTCAACAATCAAAGGATTGATGTCTTTACGCTCCGCATAAACGTGATAAAAGCAATTGATGGGCATTCCACCCCTTGCCTGTAAGTAAATCTTCTCATCGTCCCAACGCTTGACAATAATATCTTGGTGAGCACCAATCGGTTGCAACTGAACAGTGATACTCTCCTCATGCACGAGATCCTTCCAATACTTAGGTAAGATAATCACCTTTTCATTCTTTACACGACCGCGAACATAGACTCCAACTTCAGGTCCTTCAATACATGCATAGCGGAGACGATGCTTCTCTCTGGTGGGGTGAGGGATGTCAAATGGTTTTGGTTTACCGTCTGCTTCTTTGTGTCTATCCTCTAACCTTCCCTTTGATAGACAATCGACCGAACCAGTGACAAATACATCACCATCAACATATAAACTATCAACTGTCGATCCACCACTAAGTCTTAATGCATTTGGTGTCTGACTATTCCCATTGATTAAAGTATTTCCAACTTGATTTAAGGCATATGGTGTTCCGTCATCACCCTCAATGAAAGTGTTTCCCTTGACATATAGTGATCTATCTGCGGGTTCGCAATCTTTATCATCATTTTTAGTCCTACCAACCATCAATGTAGCTTGATTTTCACCAAACTCTGTGGGTCCACCAAAAACCACTGGACCCTCAGCGAACAATGATCCATTAATCTTCTCATCTCCCTCTTTGATTGCAGGGACGATACCAGTGCCGATTTTAACTTGACCACCAGCATTTATATCATCAAAATTATAAGACATGTTTACTCCTATGCTTTGTTTTTTTCTTTACAGATTTTTTGACCACCAACCTTACTATCCTTAACTTTACATGCGTCAGTGACTCCACGGATGATTGAACTGTAGATTTTCATACAACTATTTGCCGATAAATCGACCACACCTGGAGTTGCTAGATTAATAAGGGATTTTGAATCAACCAAAAACTTTTTACATTTAAAGTCAATAGTTTCAGTTGCCCTCATGCGAATGTTACCTTTATCAGACCCTTCACCATGAGCAATCATCTCGATATCAGTTGCCTCCATGCGGATCTTTCCATTACATGCTCTGATGAGAATGTTTCCATTCTCAGCAACCAACACCATGCTGTCTAATGCTTCTTTCGCATCTGGATCATCAATGTTTGGCCATTCACCACAACCAACTTGAAAAACACCTGGTTGTATTATTGATGTCCACCCTTTTCGATGACCATCCTCGTCCATAAAAAGTGAGTGTTTTCCGTCTGTGGTTTCAAGCATCACAGAACATGTTACATCACCTGGTCTATGAATCTTGCCAAATGACAAAGCACCATGCCTATTTCCGTAGGTGATTGCATCATAGTTCGATTTACCGTTTCCCCTATTAAGAGAACTTGATGTATTTTGAGGTGTTGGCATAGTTAGATAAGTTGATCTGGGGTATCGGGTATATCAAGTCTAGGATCATTCGCTCTGATGTCAGTTCCCTGCCTCTGGATTGCCGATGGAGGTGTAGTGACTTCAGCATCAATGCTCTCCTGCAGAGTATCATATACTTGCACAGGTGTTCCCACTGTAGCAAAGAATCCTGCAAATTTCAAGCCACCCTCTATGTAGACAGCACCATAATAAGAACGACCATTGACAAATCCAGTTCTCTTGATTCCTGGAAGGTCTGTAACTTGTAAAAGTGCAGTTTCATCAAGAGGATCAACCACAACTTTAAAGTTTGGCACAGCACTAAAACCTGTTCCAGTTTCCGTGATCATTCTGATATTAGGAGTTGTTTGGAACCCACTTCCAGGAGATTCAACGTTAACTTTTGTGATTCTACCAAAAGTATCGCATTCATATGACAACACAGCACCGTTCGCTGGTTCAATAACCAGTTGATCAACTCCACAGTTATAGTTGATTGGATTACCAGTGATTGTCACAGAATCTAACTGAAGAGATACGGGGAATGAACCAGAATCTGGGTCTGGTGGACCTGGAGGAGGTGGTGTAAATCCATTACCAGGATCAATAATAGTGATATCAGTAACAATACCTTTACCCTCAATCTCTCTTGGACATGGTGGAGGAATCAACTCTGCGGAGATTCCAATCGGATTATCATCCCAGGATTTTGACTTTCCTGTTCCTCGTGTACCATTATAATCAATGATAGCACCAACAACTGTTGGGTTTCTATTAGTAAAAGTTCCTACACTCTCACCCTGGTTAAAGAGTTCGATTTCTACCGTCTTCTTACCAGCAGTTTGATTGATATTGTATGTACTAACCCCTCGATTGAGTTGGAGTTGGTCAGATGCTACTTCTTGTCCATCGATTCTGAGTCTGGCAATGTCATCTGCTTGAATACGAATAGTGTAAGTTCCATCTTGCGGGAAGTTGACACCTGTCCATTTCATATTCCATGTTGTTCCCTGGAACTCAGCAAGATATTGCTCATCACTTGTAAATGCAGGTGTTAAGAATGCACCAAGTTCACCGCTAGCATAT